ATCGTTTTGCCCACCACTCATCAACTTCTTCTCGCCACTCTCTACTAGATTGAGTAGTGCCTTCTAACATTTCTCTGTCCCAGCCAAAGATTGCAGACACACAATCCTTTAAGGGACCTGCATAACTGAGTTTTTTAAAGCCATGAAATCTTATAAGATAATCAGCCGCAGTATCTTTGCCACTGCTGATAAGTCCTGTAATACCTATAATCATATTGGATAGTCCTGTAGTAAAGTAATAATATTATACAGGGTTTATAAAAGAATGTCAAGTGTTTTTGGAAAAATAATTGAATATTTTATCTATTGCAAACTCATTTAACAATTTTCCCAGAATGATCTTCGTCTGGACTTAAATGTATATTAGGGTCACAGGGCATGACCCAAAGTCGTAAGATTTTATGTTTGGGTACATATTTTAATGGAGGACAAGATCGATATAGCAATTGCCATTCTTGGTCTAATACATATTGCCAATGTCTATAATTGAATTCAATATCTTCAATGATGCCTTGTCTGTAACTTTTTGCATGATCCAAAAAGGAAGTTATTCTTTTGTGTGCTATAGAAATATATTCACTTATACTAATATCTTTATTAATTAAGTCTGGTTCAGATGTATATTTTCTAAATGTTTTAAATCCTAATCCTTCTAATGTTTTTTCTTGTAGATCGAATTTACTAATTCCCATAAAAGGTTTTTTAGTTGCAATAGGTTTCCAAGTTTTTTCTGTAGTAGAGTAAATATCATGTTCCCAAAAAGGGCGAACTTCCATATCCTCTGTTATACCTTTAAAGTCATCAGACCAATGAGCGGGATTAGGATTGTCAAACCATGTTTCAGGCATAACGATTAACGATGCATTGTTCCATTCGTCAGGGAAAAGATAATTAGCAACATCAAAACCATTTACTTTACCACTTTTAATTACTTCAGAAAACGAATCACCGGGTAATGTTCGTTCTAGTTGACTATAAATTTTTTTTAAATCTTCTAAATTTAAATCTTCATCGATACCATTTAATATTGGTTGATAATCTTGTGATATAGAATCTTTGAATGCACCATACGGATTTAACGAGTTTGTCAAAGAGTAATCTAATCTATCAAGTGTGTTTTCTTTAAAGAATTTATACAACAAAGGCAGTTTATGAACTCTACCTGTAATATCACCTATCAACCACAGTGCTTTCTGATCTTCTTTATCTAATGACTTACTCCAATCTCTAGTTGTGTCTAATCCATGACTTCTTTCTTCGGTTCCTTCGGATCTTAATAAAAAATATCTAGGATTATGACCAAACACCATGTAATGATCTGGCAATTCATTTATGTTAACTCTGGTACCTTCATGCAATAGATATACATGTTTCAGATTAGGAAACATTTGGCTTGTATGTAAATATTCTAGTGTCTGTTTTGTAAACGTGGTGTAATCCCACCCAACTTGTGGTTCATACAACATAAAACTAATAATCAGATGTTCAATATTTTGTGTTTTGTAACGGCCAGTAGAATTGACATTCCCATTGAAGGGCACATTACGATCATGTCCGCACTCTACGTTAATAGACCAAATGGTATCTGTGAACTGACAACTAGAAATCGTCATGCAATATAGGTTAGCCTTGAATCCAAGTGAGAGGTTGTGAGTAGTCTACGTAGTCACGTAAATCTTTATGACATTGTTCTTGTGCCGCAAGACCCTCTGCCTTCATTGCCGCACCATTAAGAGCAGTTCCACCTGCGGGACCTGCGATAGTTGAGAATTTTTCACGTGCTTGACCTATAGTAATCATGCATGTTGCTAACACATAATTTTCTAGCCAAGGTGCAATACCCGGGTCTTGTAATAAAGTTGTTTCTGGGCGTTGAATATCAGCCCAAATAAGAATCTGTTCGCCTGATCCTTTAAAGTCTCTAACAAATCTAATTGTTTTAGTTACTGGATCAAACGTGTATATAACAAATCCACCAAACATTCTAGCGGCTAATTCTACATACCCTGCATAGAAGTCATACGTTGCTAGTCCACCTGCATAGTTATAGTTTAACAGATACGTGTTTAAGATAGCAGATGAAAACGGATCGAAAGATGATGCTCCTGGTCCTGTTTCAAGTCCAATTGTTCTTCTAAAACATTGCCTAACATTAATAAACTCTGTTGGTAATGTATAAGTATCTTGGTCTTTTTCTACTGTTAATAAAGTATAGGACTCTTGCACTGAGTTTTCAGCACGTTGTCTATACACTTTAACTGCAAAGTTGTATGCCGCTTCGTAGTGTTCTGGATCTAATTCTAAGTCTACAATGCCATCGCCCAGCCTAAAACGAACCTGATCAAACATATTCTCTTTGAGTTGTTCGAGGTTTTCGCCGTTTGGTACTGCTAGTTCTTCTGATGCCATGTTGATAAATTCCTATTTCTAGTATTTATCAGTCTAAATGTTTTTCTGTTTTATATAATTGTTTAAATCAGTGGCTCTGGATAGATGTGCATCTGCTCCATGGTGACCATATTTAGCATTTGGATTCATCATTCCTGCTTGTTTATACTTTTCATAAAAGCCGTAGTCATTGTTTCTATACATGTAATAACGTTTAGCATCGATCTTTGATAGATAAGGTCTTAACCATTTCATGTTTCGATTGTTAAAAGCAACACCAGAGTTAGTCATTAGATATCTAATGTTTTCTGCTTTGAAAAAATATTGCAATGATAGAGCATCCTTAGCAGTCAGACATTCAGTATAAATCTCTGAATATACCAAGAATCTTTGTGCTGTTAAAAACTGTTCTTTTTCCTGTGGAGCAACATGATGTGGATCTGTCATTGCATTTACTTGAACTGAACTTAAAAATGATGGGTCAGCCCAATCAGCACAAGTGTCCTGGTTGATACCTACATCATGCGGGACGGGTGCTTCTATTCTACAACTCTCTGCCCAGTTAACCAAAACAAAAAGATTGTTTGCTTTATTTGACACTAAATCTTGGTTAAGTGTAAACCAATTTAGTACACTACGATGTATAGCGCCATTAGAGGAACCGTTTCTTGCAATATTGATAGGAGTATGACCCATCATTTTTGCTAGTTGGTTACCAAAACTTGCCTGACGATTTTCTGGGCTTGATAAGTCCCCATTAATTTCCGCTCCAGCGGCATGACTACACCCCGCAATCAACATATAATTTGCCATATTATTAAAACGCCTTTAAAATAATCATTTGGTCATTGAAACGACCTTTGGGTTGAACACCTACTGCTTTGATAGAATCAAAGAATTTACGTGCCGCGGGCTTACTGCCCATAATTTCTTTTATTTGTTCTTTGGGTTTGCGTAGTGTTTTAATTGCACTCTTGGACTTGTCAAATCCGTACAATGTATTTCCTTTAACAAACATTTCTCCTGCCATTTCTTCTGCGATATAATGATGAAGTTTACGTTTAGCAGTATCATAACACCATGCTTCTTTAGACATATGAAGTTCTGCTGGTCTAATGCTTTCTAGTTTAAGTTTTGTTACTTCACATTCAAAACGTTTTTGATACTTCAACTTTTGTGTTGCTTTCTCAGGAGTGATAGGCTTAGTCTTACGTTTTGCTCTATTTTTAATCTTAAGAGCCTGATATGAATTCAGTACACCAATCATATTGTCATATGCAACTATGATACTTTTGACTTTTCTCTTAGATAAATGATTGTATGCTTCAACTAACTGTTCATCTTTACCTTCAATAACTTCTTTAAATTCTTTTTGTTCTTTTGTATAACTATCGACTAGTTGAGGTATATGATTGGGTAAAGGATTGTATGCGTTTAACACTCGCATGATTGCTGTATTAAATTTGGCATCTATTTTGATCTCGTCCTCAAAGAATTGATCTAAAATACCATCGATTTCTCCACCTGCTTCCATTAATTTACCAAGCATGATTTCTTGTATAGAAGGACGATTGGGTTTGTCTTTTGCTTTTTCTTCTTTTACTTGAGCAATCTTGGCTCCCTTTACAAGCCATTCGTCTTTGAGTTTAGTGATATGATCCCAGTGACTTTGTGGTGCGTACCCAACTTTGTTTAAGAAAAATACAGTTGTCCCGGTAGAATTGAAGTTCCAATCTGGATTTCTAAGAATAACTTCGATTTCTTCTGTAGGCCACCCAGATTCTTTTTTGATCCAAGTTTTAAATTCAGTCAGTCTTTTCTTATCACTGATTTCTGTACGAATAAAATATTGACAATCTTGGAATGCTTTGTTGCGTTCCTCTTCGTCTACAATTTCCTTGTGCTTTTCCCAAATTGGTTCGGGTGTCAAGTAAACTGTTTTTTGTTTTCGTCTAGCCATTTTGCCCCTTAATGAATTTAATGTTCATACTTAGTGTTTGCATTATACATTAAATAATTTTTTGCTTCAACCTTTTATTTACCCAAATTCTTCGTCTCATTGTATTGAGATAAATATATATATGCCAAGATTAAGTTTATACCGGGAACAGAAGCAAAACGACTACCGTTTTTTAGACAGAAGTATTTCTGAACAGTTGACTGTGGGCGGTACTGATCTATATATTCACAAGTATGCTGGACCGCTGGATCAAGGTCCGTCGAATGATTTTACACAACCTGAATATAGTTCAATGGATCCTACAAACATACAAGACTTGCTATTCTTAGAGAATAGAGATAGAAAATATGAAAAGGATATTTATCGATTACGGGGCCATTACAACGTACAAAACTTAGACTTTGATCTAAGTCAGTTTGGTTTATTTTTAAGTAATGACACTATTTTTATCAACGTGCATTACAATGACATGATCGATATCTTAGGTAGAAAATTAATGGTAGGTGATGTTATCGAACTACCCCACTTACTAGATTACAATCCCTTAGACGATAATCCTGTAGAATTTCCAGTAGCACTAAAAAGATTTTATCAAGTCACAGATGCTAACTATGGTAGTGAAGGCTTTTCGCAAACATGGTATCCTCATCTATGGCGTATCAAATGTGAGAAACTAGTAGACAGCCAAGAGTTCGCAGACATCTTACGTCAACCAACTGACAAAGACAATTACTTAGGCGACTGGGATAAAAACAAAACATACCCTGCAGGGTATACAATGACATTCGGTGACAAAAACTATATCGCATTACAAGAAGTGCCCGCCGGTACAAAACCCGGAGATACTAATCCAGATCCATATTGGGAACTGGATACAGGTAAAACACTTAAAGATGTATTAGGTCGATATAATGAAAATATTAGAATTAACGATGCTAACTTAAAAGAAGCAAAACGTATTGTACCGAAAGCCGGTTATGATACATCTAATTTATATGTCGTGCCGGGTTATGGCATCTTTGAAGCAAACGGTGTACCATCTGACAAAGAAAATCAACCCGCACCTCCTGTCGATATACGTTCATGGATGCCCGGTAACAGTGCATTAACTGCTACTGGACAAGTTATCACAATGAAAAGTGACAAATACAAATATGAATCTACTGGTATAAGAATACCCAAAGAAGTTATTGATGTAATGCAAGCCAAACACAGTGAACAAGACATAGACTTAGAAGCAATGATAGCAAAGTTTGTACAAGCAAACTTATCAATTGCAGTTGAAGCACCAGAGATGTCATCAACTGGCTCAGGTCAAATGGAAGGCACAAAATTATTGACAGTTAATATAAGTGGTCCTGTAGTAGGTCCATATGGTACTGCTGACAACACTTATGCAACAGCAGACCAAGATCCTACTCAACCAGGCTTTACTGGTACGGAACCTTATGGTCCGAATACAATGGACTATCGTGCTGACTGTGATCCTCGTTTTCAATACATTGCAAGATCAACACCACGTGACTTTGGTTATACGTCAGGGTACTTGTCAGGAGAAGGCGCTCCGCCTAATGGTCTCCCAGCAGGCGCCGGTATTTCGTTCCCACAAAGTCCGCAAGTCGGAGATTATTTCTTGCGTATAGATTATACACCTAATGTACTGTATCGATGGTCAGGAACTCTTTGGTTAAGAGTTAGTGAGAACGTAAGAACATCTACTGGCTTCACTGAAGAAGATACATCACAACTTTCAGGATTTATAAATAATGAGGCTGAAATATTCAGCAACAACGATGAAGCAAACGTACCATCTGCTCAAGGACTAAGTGGCATCTTAGACTTAGAACCAGATGATAACCCACCAAGTGACGGGACATAATGGCACAATATTTTTACGACAATCAGATAAGAAGATTTTTATTACAGTTTGCTAAGATTTTTAGTAACTGGTATGTAACTGCAGGAAATGATCCTAACGGCAATCCTATTCTTGTAAGAGTACCAATTCAATATGGAGATGCAAGTAGACAAGCATCAACAATTATAGCAAACAACTCAGCATCTAATCTACCTTCTGCACCTTTAATAACTTATTTTATTAACGGATTAGAATACGATCAAAAACGTACACAAGAGCCTTACTTTGTAGAGAAACAGAATGTACGTCAAAGAGACTATGATCCAACTACAGCCGCATACGGAGAGACACAGGGTCAAGCATTTACTGTTGAAAAGTTGATGCCAGTTCCGTACACACTTAGACTACAAGTAGACTTTTGGACAACTAACTATCAACAAAAATTAGAATTGATTGAGCAGTTAGGTACACTATTCAATCCATCATTAGAAATTCAAAACACTGATAACTTTATTGACTGGACATCTTTAACAGTTGTATATCAGGATGGACTGACGTTCTCATCTCGTAGTATACCGCAGGGCACAGGTAATCCTATTGATGTTATGTCATGGAAATTCTATTTGCCAATGTGGTTAACAACATCTGCTAAACTTAAAAAGTATGGTGTTATTAATAAGATTATTACTTCTATCTTTGAGGGTAAAACACAAGAAGATATGAAAGATGATGACTTGTTATTAGGTACACGACAAAAGATATCTCCATATGGTTATCAAGTATTGTTCATAGGTAATTCATTACAGTTGTTACCACAAGACCAAGTTGATCAACCTTCTAACTTCTCATTAGATAAACCAACTAATCCAGACACTGATTTATTTTGGACATCTATTTTAAATATGTATGGTGCATACCGAGGAGGTATTTCGCAAGTTGCATTACAAAATCCATATATGGATACAGAAATTATGGGTACAATAGTTGTCGATCCACTTGATGATCGTTATTTAATTTATAATGTTGATGAAGATACCTTACCACAGAATACATTAGACCCTGTAACTTCAGTTATTAATCCTCAAGTATCAGGACCAAACAACGGACTACCTGGACCTATTCCTAATGTTAGATATTTGTTAACACAAGATATAGGTTCTAGTACATCATCATGGGGTACGATGATAGGTAGTCAAACAGGTACATCAGCATTACCTGAATCTCAAGTTGCAACTACACTGACTCCTGGAACATTATATCAGATTGCTACTATAGGCACAACTGATTTTAGATTTTATGGTGCGCCAGATAATAATATAGGCACACAGTTTACAATGAACAATGTACAACCAGAAGGAACAGGAACAGTTTACACTGTGGTAGAAGCAAAAGCAAATGATATCATACAATTCAATGCAGATATTATGACTTGGTTTGTTGCGTTTGATTCTGCTATCAACAAAGATGAACTAGAGTATGTGACTAACTTAACCACAGAGATTCAATATCGATGGGCGGCTACCCCTGCTGATTCTACTCAGCCCGGGCTCCCTGCACAATGGATGAAGTCCTACGAAGGCTATTATAATGAAGGTGACTATAGTATAGTTATTTAAGGACGACCCTGTCACCTACTAAATAACTGTATGGCAATCATTATAAATCAATCTGCCGGTATATTCTTTTATTGCAAGTCTACCAAACGATCACTTTATCTTTTAAGAAACGAAAGTAAGAATCCTACGTGGTCTATCCCAGGTGGCAAAATAGAAAAAAATGAAACTTTGTTTGCTGGATTAAAACGAGAGTGTATGGAAGAAATTGCATATTGGGAAGATGATTTTAAATTAGTACCTATACAAAAATTTGTTAACAATACGTTTGCATATCATACATTCTTTTGTGAGATTGAAGAAGAATTTCCCCCAATTCTTAATGATGAACATTGTGGGTATGCTTGGGTAGGAGATGATAAGTACCCAAAACCCTTACACCCCGGGCTATTTTCTACGATTAATATAGATAATGTAGTAGAAAAGTTATCTAGTCTAAAGAATCTCTAATATAAACCCCCTCAGAGACGTTCTAAGACGTATAATGTGCTTTTACACATAGATAGATGTCAATGATCTATGTTGCTTAGAGGACGATTTACAGAGCCTCAGGAGCAGTAATTAGCACCATTTCGATCCAGCATTCTCAGTAATGCAGTCCAAAATAAGTTTACATGCTCGTCTGGTGAGTCATTAATTCTTGCTATTTTATCCCATTCTGCTTTAGAAGGAACTGATAGTTCTGCACCAGTACGCATAACATCGATTTGAATTTTGCAGGCGTTCTCAAGCATATAGAGGTTATAGAGAGCCTCTGGAATATTTTTGGCTACAGATAGTAAGCCATGATTTCGCATAATCAGTAAAGATTTATCTCCGATATCTTTTCCTAATTGGGCACATGATCTAGTATCGGGAACCTCGATACAATGATAGTCGTAATAGTTTATTTTGTTTTGTACTTCGCCTGATTGTTGTGATAAATTCATCAGTCCTTCTTTCATACATGAAACTGCAATCCCCGCACGGGTGTGTGAGTGCAAAGTACAATTCACATCTTGTCGAGTTTTCATTATTGCTGTATGTATTGCATGTCCTGCATCCATATAAGATTCTCCTGCTAAGATTTTCCCATCAAAATCAACCTTAACAAGATTAGATGCAGTTACTTCATCAAACATTAAACCATACGGTGTAGTTAAATAATGATTTTTATTTTGAGGTAGCCGAGTACTTAAATGAGTGAAGATTACATCTGTCCAGCCAAAATGATGAAATAAGTGATGACAAGCGGCGAGATCACATCTTAATTTCCATTCAATATCTTCCATATATTTTATTTAACCCAAAAAGAAAGGGTGACTAGCACCCCTTCTTAACCTAAATAATATTTAGTGTGACATCCAGAACTCAACGACTGAATAGCCTAGAGTTCCTGCTACCATACCTGCTCCGATAAGCATCCATCTCCATCGTTCTAATGCTGTGATCTTAGTCGCCATTAAATCATGCGATTCTTGGTTCGACTTATTAAAATCAGTAAGCATTTTATGAGTTGATGCATTGCCTTCTTTAATCAATGTTTCGCATTCTTTAATATCATGCTTGACATCGGTTAAAGCAGTATCAAACTTTATATCCAAGTTTTTAAATTCGACTTTGAGAACAGCAATTTCAGTGTCGTACTGTTGTAATTGCTTTTGTGCGTTACTCTGTGCCATGATCTAAATACTCCGGATTATAAAGATTCAACTGTTACAATCGGATATGGTTGTCCACCATATGTGTCAGCGGGATAAGCAGTGTTGAAAGATATAATATACGCAACACCTGCAAAGTCTAATGCACGTCCTGAACCTTTAATTCTTTCCAATCTCACAGTACTTGCATCATCTAAAGTTACAGTAACAGTCATAGTGTTGTCTGCTAATGCTCCATCAGCCGAATCGGCTAAAGTACAAATACCTTGATTTCCTGAGCCATCATCAACAAGATACTTTCTAGCACCTTTTTGTCTGATGATAAATCCGTCGCCTTCTATGTTAGAGCCTACTTTGCATCTACATACAGTTTGAGGCCCTGTCTGAGTTGTGTTACCAGCAACAATACGGTAAGTGTTTGATAAACCTGCCGGGTTGTTATATGTGGTATCAACATCAGAATTTTTCGATGTTTTCATTGGTCGTCCCATTTTTTGATCTCCTTTATATTTTAGTGAGTGACGTTCTAGGTCTACGCGGCGGGTACCGCATAAGTCTTGTTTGATGTTATCTTACATGACAAGAACATTCATATGTATTTATAGTTTTTGAGTAAAAACGTTGGTTATAGACGACCGACTGCTACTTCAATAATAGACATTTCTTTGACAGTTTTGTCTTCGATAGCCTTACCTAGAGTCATACCAGGATGCATTATAGTAGCAACGTGATACCAAGCAGTTGCACCACCTTGACCATCACTTACCATGATGTCTCCCTTTTCACATGTACCTGTTACTTTACATGGTACTCTACCTTGTAGTGCTATAGCAACTTTCTGACCAGAACATTCTGTGTTCATAAGATATGCTGGATTAGTTGATACAACACCTGCTACTCGTCTGCTACCTACTTCATTAGAAAGATGAACTTCTTTTTCTCCGCCGAAACATAAAACTGTTCCTTCTTCGTATTCTGTATCACCTTCATAGTATTCTGCTAAGTCAGCATAAGTTGCTGTAAGACGTGATCCTGCTGAAAGTGACCAGTCACCTGTAATTTCACCTGTTGTACCTGATGAGCCTGTTGTTAACACAGCAGTTTCAACTGTGGCAGCGGTTAAGCCTGCAACTACAGTTGCATTGCCATTAACAGTTGCGGCTTGAGTAACAATACTTGCAGTAGTAATGTTTCCAGCATTCAAGTTGCCAGTAATATCTGTTCCACCATTGATATTTGCATAGGCAGCCGAAATAGTTTCTGCTGTCATATTTTGTTCAAAGTGACCATAATCACCAGCAATATTACCTGTTGCAACAATATGAGTAGGTATTGATGATGGGTCACTAGCAGTCCACGTGGGACCTGGAGTAATTAAATTACCACTTGACTGATTTAATGTAAAGTATGCTTTTGGGGTAGTGCCGTCTAAATTATAACTTCTTAGACCTTCCATTGTTAAACGCATCTTACCAGGCATACCCGGTACAATACCGTCAGTATCGATAAGTGCATCAAAGTATTGTGTTTCTACTATTGTACTTACTGGTCCTAAACCAGAGTTGATACCTACAAACGAGTGTTTGCTGTTAGTAAAATCGTGGTGTACGTATCCGTTTGCACCACCTTGCTCACCTGTTACAAACAAATTGCTAGTTGCGGCTTCGATATTACCTGTGATTATTGCTTCATCTGTAGTTAAGTTAGCAGTAAACACAGCAGAGACAGCCTGAAGTCCTTCGTCTGCTACAATACTTTGTGAGGTGTGTATAATACCACTAACTTCTAAGTGACTAGCATTTGCTGTTAGTGTCTGATCACCTAAAAAGATAGATGTACCAGACAAATACAAATCATTGAATCTGTTTGTGCTGTTACCTAAATCATATGTGATGTTTGCTGTAGGAATAATATTTCCAGAAATGTTTAAGCCAGATGATTCTAATACAGTTGCAGTTAATTTTCCTGTAGACTTATCAAATGTGAGACCAGTGTTGCCTGCTAATGATCCGGCATCATTAAATTGAACTTGTGTGTCAACACCTGCTGGAGTAGTTGCTGGTGCAACCATTACACTATTGATGTTAGTGCCACCACCTGTAATTGCGGCGTAGCCTGACAAAGCAGTGTCCCATGTCATAGTAAGATTATTTTCGTCTACATATTCTATCGTTGGATAGTTGTAACGACCTGTATATGAAACTCCACTACCATCAATTGCTTCGACACCTACATATCTTCTATTAAGACCATGATTAACATTCCAAACTGTTCCGGCTACGGTTTGTTCATGTAAGAAATAACCACCGTCTGGGCTAGTCCAACTTAAATTACCTAAGCCATCTGTCTTAAGAATATAATTTGCAGTACCACCGTCTATTTGTACGTTGCCTACATCTCCCAAATCAGATGCATCTGAAACTGTAAGTGTAGTAAGATTTCCACCGGTTGCAGTTATGTTACCTGCACTAATATTGCCCGAAACATCTAATGAAGTTAAAGTGCCTACACTAGTAATATTTGACTGTGCGGCCCCTGATACGGTACTTGCAATTGCGGCTAACGGTACAGTGCCTGTTACATTTGCGCCAGCAACCGTATTAGCAGTTGCGGCAAAGTTCACTTGACCTGCAACGTTTGCACCTTGAACATTTGAAACGTTACCTGCATCACCTGATAATATACCAACAACGTTACCTACGAATGTGTCTGCGGCTACTCTATTAGTAAATGTTGTATGTGTTGCGTTTGATGTAATTTCTTGGAAGCCTAATGCGATAGACGATCCTGATAGATATAAATCTCTAAATCTATTTGTATTGTTTCCTAAATCATATACTATGTTTGCATCAGGAGTAATGTCTCCTGCTACTTCTAAACTTGAAAGTGTACCGACACTAGTAACATTTGGTTGTGCGGCTGTTGTTAAAGTACCAGTCAATGTTGAACCTGAAACATCATATGTTGCTTCAACATTACCTGCTACGAATTTTGCGTTAGCAGTATCAAACGTATAACTACCACTTACATTAAGCGGCTTATTTCCTGTTGCAGATGTAGATACTAATGCTGGGAAGTAATTTCCTGTAGTAAGATTACCTACTACACTGTTGTCTGCTACGTTAGCATAATCAACATTTAAATTTGCTACACGTGTTGTAGAGTCTACGACAATAGGTGTCGTACCTGTTGCAACGTTAGAAAATATTCTGGATGCTACTACTGCACCAGTAGCATTTAAGTTACCGACATTTGCGTTACCATTAACAGTTAAAGTTTTGTTTGAACTAAAGTCCCAAACAAAATCTCCGTCGCCATCGATAACACCTGAGTTGTTATATTGTACACTTGTGTTACTACCTTGAGCCGCTGATACGCCACTGCCGCCTACTGTTGCGACTGCTCTACCACCGTAACCAAATACGTTTGATGTTAGTCCTGTTGCTGTGCCGATTGGCTTTTCAGGACCTGCTACACCATTTGCATAGATTGTATCAGAAAGTACAATAGTTGTTGTCGTTGGTATTGCATTAATATAATAAGTGGTTCCAGTACTAATGAATGAAGATCCACTGTCCATGTCTCCTGTAAATCTAACAGGGTCGTTTAATGAAAAGACTGTTGAGTCACCAATTGTAACTCTTTTAGTTACTGTATTTGATGATGCTACACTTGAAAAAGCATACTCAGTAAATGCAGAAGTATCTACCGGTGTTAATAAGTTTGTGTCAGAGTATAACGTAAATGTAGTTGAAGATTGAACATTAGCATAATATGTGCCGCCGTTTAATTCAGTCATGCCTACAGCATCAGTGATTGTAACTTCTTGTCCGTCTGTTAAAAAGTTTTCTACAGTTGAAGTAACTTCGCCGGGATTTGCTTTTGATACATTTTCGATGTATGCTGTAATTGTTCCTTTAGGTGTCCAAGATAAATTACCTAGACCATCTGTTTCAATTGTATAACCAACTGAACCACCGTCTATAGCAACATTACTAATCTCTCCTAGATCAACTAATCCTCCGGCGTCTCCGCCTCTGTTGACCCAGTTGTTACCGTCGTATACTAAGACTTGTCCGTCTGCGACTGTAACGTTTGATATGTTTAGGTTACCGACTGCGCCATCGATTTGACTGAATGTGATATCAGAGTATGAAGTCAATACTTCAATGTTTTCTAATCCACTAGTTGTTTTTCCAATGAAGACTCTTTTCGCATCACTGGCAAAACCGATTTCTGCTTCGTCTAATTGTGGTAAATCAACTAAGTTACCAGCCCTTTGTTGAATTTTAGAGATTTGTATAATGCTCATAAGTCTAATCTTTTCCTTTGATTATACTTATTTATCATTGATTTTAAATCAATGTAGCCTTTTACTAGATGTACTTAGTGTAGTATTCCTCTAACTTCTTAAGCCATTGTTGATGATACTTGTCGAACTCGTTTCCTTCTACGACAAACTCTTGGTATTCAAAGTCTTTGCTACACATAAACACGACACCTTTCTTAATATTTGTGCCGTATAGTTCATTGTGTGCATCTGCATAAGCCGCTAATTGAATAAAGTAATCGTCAATCCATTCACGTTTCTTAGGTCTGTTAGTTTGTTTGTGATCCATGATTGCTTCATCACCGTCATGCAATCCTACTAAATCAGTTGTACCTGCATAGATTTGAGGGAAGTACAATGATACTTCAGTGCCCCAAAACTCTTGGCAGTTAACTAAACCTTTATCGATGATTTCTTGTGCCATAATGTGACTTTGTTTGCTGTATGGATTTGATCCGTATTGTCCCATGTCACCAGTATCACTCAGTACATAGTTCTCAAGCCATTTATGCATACGTGTTCCGCGACCTGCGGCTTCAGTAGTGATCTCTTGTGCTTTAGCATAACCAACTCTCTTACGCCAGTTCTCTAAAGAGGCTTTCTTTTCTTCAGATGCAGTAGCACTCAATATAGTTGTTACACTAGGAAGTTTTCCGCCGTCTGGTGTAAGATATCTACGTGAGCCGTCTATGTTCTTTTTCTTTAGTTCTTGGTACGGATATTTTTGTGTTATCATTATGGCCTCATATGATCTGTTTCTGGTTTGCCTGCCCAGTTTTTATTAAGATAGTCTAATCCTAATTCATGGAAGTAATATACGTTCCTACAAAATTCAAGTGGATAATAATTTAAAGGACTAGTAGGATTATCTCGCACTTCTTTTTCTGTTTTTGGAGTATGTATTAGTATATCATGTAACTTAGCATGTTTACAGTCAGTCACTTCTATTTCATCGTAACGTTTTTCTATTTCTTTCCAAACATAATCTGCAAGATGTTTATGTCCTTCTACTGTTTCATGTAAGCAAGGTGTCTTATCAAAATCTTTTGTAACTTCATTGAAATCTTTTAATTTGCTAGGATGT